AGCGTCCGCCACTGTAGGGCTCCAGTAGGAACCCTTTTGCGCGTCCTTAATAACAAGCCCTATCTCGTCTTCGACCGCGTCATCGGCTTGTTTGCGCTGTTTGCGCTGGTATTCTGCCAGGGCATACAGGAAACTTAATTTAGACCCCTCATTTGTCTGGTTTAGCGTCTTTGGATAGACGACTGTGCCGGCAGAGATGTTTGTACCGTTCACGGCCCAGTATTTGGCCGCACTCGCAGTTTCTATATTATTTCCGATTTCGAGGCTGAGTGATCGCATTTTTGGATAAAACTGCTGATCACGAAACTGCCGAGCAAACTCTGCTGTTTTACCCGAGCATTGAGTGTTATGCCAAACCCGCAGCTTCTCTTGCAAGCTATACAAAAAGCTGAGTTTTTGCGCTTCATTAACGCAGTCTGGCGGGTATTTAATCATGGTTATGGCCGCCGATGTGTGATTGGCATTAATTGCTCTCCTATTGAGACTATTAGCCGATCCTAATTACCCAGCCGAGTAGAACCCGCTGGCATTCACGTTGACATTCAGATTGTTCCCGTTCGTCGTCACGGCGTAATCTTGGTGAGTCAGAGGCACCAGATCAGCGTCAGTTCCGCCCGTTGTGTCCGGGTCATAGCAAACAATACACTTGACCAGGGTATTGTCGGTCGTGCCACCAGCACTGATAATTGTCTGATCGGGGAAGTCGGCATTCTGCTCATCATTCGTATCATCCAGTGTCGGAGCCGTTAGATCGGCGTCAGTAAGGACGATGCGGGCATAGTTGGTGAAATCAGCCTCAGTATTACCAGCGGCAGCAAGGAGCGTTGACAGGTCGTCATAATCAATCAGCGTAGCATCAGCCTCGGCGGCCTTGAGTAGCACCAGCACGATCGCGCTGTTCGTCGGATCATTGTTTGCAACACGATCAACATAGCCGTTGACCTTGCCCTTTGCGATGTTAAATACTTGGTCTGCCATTGGTCTTTACCTCATTCGTCTAAATATGAATTATTTCCCGTCTTGGTCTTGTCGGGGCGACTGCATCCTGGCCCTATGTTCTTCCTGCCGTCTGGCTTCTTCCGCGTGGTGTCGTTTGTCGCGCTCCCAGTTGTAGTACCAGTCATGATTTCCCCTTTTTGAAATGCAATTATTGCTCCATAAAATCGCCGTTCGGGGGTCTAAGATGTTGCTAAAAAATCATAAATATGTCAATAAAAAAGCCCCGAGGGGAACACGGGGCTAAAGGGCATCAACGAACAACGAATATGACTGTGATGTGGAGTGGGACGAGAGAGGCAAAGGACCACCACAGTCCATCAAATCTTAACACGCCGGCGAGCATTGTCAATTTTATTTCTATACTCCTGAAACATGGTTTTGAGGTCTGGGTTGATCGCCCAAATCATCCTGTGTTTAGCCTGGTTATCCTCGAATAATTTGACCCATTGAGAAGTCTCTAACATCGACATAGAATCGATGATCGTTTGCTCGGCTTGCCACTGATTCATTCCATCCAGCTTCCGTCTGGCTGAGTGCTTCAGCTCCCGTAGCGTCACAATATCCTGATCCCCGGCAATACGGATGATATGATCCGTCAGCCATACATCAAAGGATCCCTCACCACCGACTTCCCCAAAGGTATACCTAAACGATTGAATCACAAAGGTTTTGATGAATTTGATCACCCGGTCAACCACGGAAACCTCAACCAGAGGGGAAAATGGGTTCTCGATCAGATGGAAAATCAGAATCAATCGGCCCGCTGTCCCTTCCAGCTTACCGAATGCTGTCATATAGGCGTCAGGCTGGTTCAGGAGCCGCTCATCCTGCTTCATGATCTCATACCATGCCTGAAACCGTCTAAACGTCTCATACGCTGTTTGAGACAGTCTGAAGGTCTGGACCGGTGTGGCGAATATCAACCTAAGAATCTGCTCCCACTCGGTCTTACGGGTCAGATGATCCGGGATCGGATTACCCATCCGGGTACAATCTCCCCTGAGTACAGCTGGTATGAATCGCTGGAGCAGCCCATCGGCTGACATGGCATTCAGATGCTGCCGGAACACCTTGGGTTGGATATTCCCATAAATGCTCACAGCCAGATTGTCACAGCAGATCGAGCCGGCGCCTACCCGATCCATCGTATAGGCTTCAGACTCATAGCTGACAACCCAGGCAGATCGATCCTCACCCGAGTTCTTATCCGTTAGCTTTTTGACCCAGGAATTCATCTCGTCCAAATAGCAGAGTAGTCCCCGTGGATGTTCATTGGCATGCCGCACCAATTTCTGAGATGTGATATCAGATACGGTAATTCTGAGTGGGGCCGGCTTGTCCGGCAATTCAGTAACCGGTGGTGCTTCACCATCGAGCAGGGCATCCGGTGACGCTGCCCAGTCCAGGTAAGCTGACTTCGAGGATTTATGAGCGGCCTCCAGTCCTTCCCAATCCAGAATCGCCTGACGGTAACGTGGGCGGTCCTCGAGTTCCAAGGTTTTCATAATCTCGAATATGGGTCTGGACCCCGGTGATTTTTTATCAGCCGGGCTTCCGATGGTCATGAGCCAGAGAACCGGGGGAACCTGAAACCCATCCATCAGTTCAAGTCTGGTCCTGGCATCAACAACAGCACAGGCCGCAGACAACCCAGCAAAGAGTGGCACCAGTGGGTCACACCCGACCTGATCACTGATTTCTCTAGCGCGGGTAGCAAGTATGTCCGGGAATAAATCAAGATCGATATTCGGTGGTGAGGGTCTGAGATTTTCAATAATGGATTTTGGGTTATCTGGTGAATCAACCTGGCTGAATAACTCACTCGCATCTGGCATTGGACGTTCCCAACCATGAGACTTGGCAATATGGAAAAGTGTGCCAAGTGTGATGCTGGTTGCTTTATCCGCTTTAAAACTGTTCCATTGTCCCACCATCGTCCGTTCACCTGGATACTTCTCAGGTGATTCCCTGGACCATTCATCCCAGATGGCAAAGGATTCATGATCATTGTCCGAGTGCATACCGGCCCAATGAAGTGCCATGCCGACATTGATCCATTCATCACGGGTTGTGTTTGGGTCAATAAATTCAACGGCTGTTTTAATCTCTGACCAGGATGCATCGATGGACCCATCACCCATCTCCATCGTGCGTTGTTTTTCAACCTCAATGAGTCGTTTCCAGAGATTCAGTATGGTATCGGGTACTGGTGGTAAACGAGACCAATGACCATTGCCTATCCATCGATAAGATTTTCCAGTACCCGGATGAATGGTTGGGGGTAAAACATCCTGAACAGTAAGTCCGCTTGCTGTGGCGCAACGAAGTTCATAGATAGTTTTTTTATTCAGGATTATTTTTTTGGAAGGAAGAGTTAAACCCGATGGCATCCGATAAATCAATTTGCCGTGACCCTGACGACCGGAATCAATGATTACTGCATCATTGGCGCGATAGAGTTCCTGAAGATCGACACCGTTTAAAGATAGCTCCATGCAAGCGGTATCCCAATCATCGATGTCCAGAGCCATCGTTCCACTATAAGCATGAGCCAGACCGATGCCATAGCCGTGTGGTAAATCCGATTGTGTTTTAAGTGCCGCCTCCCGTTTGTTCCAGTCTGTGTTTCGCGGCCCCTTAGTTCCATGAGGAATAGGGACCAATGCCCATCCGTGGCGTATATATGCGTCCACGGATGCAGGGTGTTGTTGAACAGATGTCATATTCACACGGGGGTTCGTTGTTCTAGTCGTCAGAAGATACTATAGGAATCCCCTTGTATTCAAACTCTGTGGTCCCCGGATGCGATTGTCGAAGGTAATTATAGGTTCTAGTGGGTACTGTCAACGAATTTGGCCGGCGTCCATTGGTGTCCATATAATCAGCAATGAACCGATCCAACTCTATGAAATAATGGAGCAATCCTTTCTGTAGAGTAGGTAATTGAACTTCCACTTGTGACTCCCGGATATTTATGTTCTACTAGGTGTTGACAAGGTATCACCAAAGTAATACGCTATGCAAGCATTAGTTGAGGAGCCAAAATGGCTACAGAAATTCTTGACGATTGGATACATTTAAGAACTGATACCGATCTAAAAGAACGGTTTCAAGAACAGGCTGAAGCTCATGATAGGCAAACTTGTGAATTACTCCGAGAATTCATGAGAGCCTATATTGAAAATCGTTTAATCATCAAACGCGACCCAAACAAGGAGACGTACTATGTCGATTGAGACACAACTAAAAAACCTCAATGATTCCATCAAGGATTTAACAGAGGTTCTGAAAAACCCGGCATCCGCGGCTATACGCGCATCAGCACCAATACCGGAGGCTTCACAACAGGCATCAAAAACGACGCCTGCTACTCAGGATACCACACCCCAGGTAACTAATGGTATGCCACCAGCACCAGATTTCACGCAGCCTCAAAATCAACAGCAGCCATCAACCTATAAACTCGAGGCACCATTTACCGATGCCGCTGGTCTCACCGATTATATCACGAAGAAATGGGGGGAACTCGGTCAGGAGAAAGGCAGTCAGATTTTCACTGTCATCCAGCAACTCGGTCACCAGAATCTCACTGCCATCCGGCCTGATCAATATGAGGAATTCTTCAAGAAAGTCGAAGCAATTCAATGAGCGATCATGCTTCACATTCGCCAAGTTCGGCGCATCGATGGGTTCTCTGCCCCGGATCAATCCGTGAAGGGGCGGGTATCAAAGATGAACCAAATGAAGCCGGTATCGATGGCACTCATACTCATACGTTACTGGAACATGTTCTTAACAATTACCCGAAGTCCATCACCGAGTTTTATAAACTCATTGGTTTGAAACTCAATGATGATTATGGTCAATTCGAGGTTGATATCAAACGGCTGGATCGGGTATGGGTTGTCATTGAATATCTGAACACTAAATACGGTGATCTGATTAAAAATGCCTATGGAACCGATATCGTCATTAAACCCGAGAGTCGGGTGAATCCTGAATATTTGGTCAGTAATCCAGATATGCATGGTACTTGTGATATCCAGATCATTGTTCAGGATACTCTGGAAATCATCGACTATAAAGACGGGTTTGTCTATGTTGATGTCAAGAATTGCGAACAACTGGAATTATATACTCTCGGTGTTCTGGCTGAATATAAATTGCCAGTCAATGTTGAATACCCTTTCAGTAAGATAACAACAACAATCATTCAACCGAAGAACAGAATCTTTGGGCGTGATATGATTAACTCAGTGGATTACACTGTTCAAGATATCCTCGGTAAATCAACCAACTTCGTTGTTGCTTATGCTGATAGCAAATCAGATAACCCAACTCTGGAAGCGGGGGCCAAACAATGCCGATGGTGTCCGGTCAGAGGCAATTGCAGAACACGAACTGAATTCATATTAAAGAGGCTCAAGTTATGCTGATGAACAAAGATGTTGCCACGGATCTTGCAGGGCGAAATGCCAATGAATTAACCAATGAGGAACTCACCGAGTTAATGGAAATCAAACCAGTGGTGATGGCATTTCTCAAAGACATTGAGGCCGAGGCTAAACGGCGTCTGGATTCCGGTAACCCGGGTCCAGGGTGCGGCCTTAAACTCGTTGAAGGTGCGTCCACCCGGAATTGGGCACAACCAGTCGAGGATATCGCCAAGAAACTCAAGCAAATGGGCGTACCAAAGGATGTCATGTTCAAACAGGAACTGGTGTCCCCGGCTCAGGCCGAATCGCTAACGTGGACCAACCGCGCCGGTGAAATCAAGCGTCTAAGTGAACGTCAGATCCAGACACTGAATAAGAATTTCATCAAGAAGAAACAACCGAATTTGATCGTTGCTCTGGAATCCGATGAAAGGGCTGCGGTTAATACCGACGCTTCCGGGATGTTCGGTAGCGTCAATCAGGAGCAGAGTGGATCGGAAGCCCCGACTCTACCTGCTTGGTTAACTTAAACTAGGAGTCACACGATGGCTAAAAACTCTCAAAGTAAGGTGATTTACATCACAAATGCGCGACTATCATTTCCACACCTGATCGACCCTCAACGTAATACTGGGGATGATGGTAAGGAACGGATAGCCTATAACGCTGATTTCATACTGGAGCCGAGTAACCCGGCCTGGAATGAATTCATGCACGTCTATCAGGCTATGGCCCAGGAGGGATGGGATCAGTATGCTCAGAATGCCATGACTATGATTCATGGTGATCATAAGAAACGATGCTACGGCGAAGGTCAGGAAAAGGTCAACCAGAAAACCTTCGAAGTATATCAAGGTTATCAGGGCATGGTCTACCTGTCAGCCAGTCGTTCTACACTACCGCAGGTTATCGATACCATTGGTAATGCCATTGATGCAACAAACACAATGGCTATCCAGGCTGAACTACGGAAGATGTATGGCGGTTGTTACGTTAATGCTGCCATCAAGCCGTGGTTACAGGATAATAAACATGGTAAAGGGGTACGTGCTGATCTGGTTGCCGTCCAGTTTCTACGAGATGGTGAAGCCTTTGGTGAAGGCCAGATCGATGCTTCCGGAATGTTCGGTTCTACTGGCAACAATGATGGCGATCAACCGGCAGCAGCCGGCGCTGAATTACCACCTTTTCTGCGCTAGTCATAATCGGTCCATACTATGTACGATTGGGTTTATGATATCGAGGTTTACCCGAATGTATTCACGATCGCATTTGAACATGTTGACGCCCCTTTTCAATATGTCTTTGAGATCAGTGAATTCAGGAATGATGCACCCCACATAATCGAGTTCGTACAGGGTATCGGACAACGCCGGGGCAGGATGATCGGATTCAATAACCTTGGATACGATTATCCTGTCCTTCATTTACTTTTAATGTCACGGGATACCAACCCGGATATTCTATATCGTAAATCCCAAAGTATTATTAAATCTCAGGACTTTGATAAATTCACTCACCTGGTCAGAAAAAGTGATGTCATTGTTCCCCAGATTGATCTGTATAAAATTCATCACTTCGATAATATTTCCAGAGCCACCAGCCTCAAGGTGCTGGAATTCAACATGCGTTCTGACAACATTGAAGATTTACCCTTCGAGTTTGAAAAGAAACTGACTCAGGATCAGATTGAAACCCTGAAAATCTATAACACTCATGATGTCCGTGAGACCAAAAAGTTTTATCATAAATCTATCGAGTTGATTAAGTTCCGCGAAGAACTGACTGCCAAATATGATCGTGATTTCATGAATCACAATGACACGAAGATCGGTAAAGATTACTTCGTCATGGAGCTTGAGAACGCCGGTGTTCAATGTTGGCGATATGTTGATAACAAATGGCGCCCGGTACAAACTCATCGGGGCAAAATGGCACTGAAGGATGCCATTCTCCCTTCTATTCAGTTCAAGGAACCCGAATTTCAACGGATTCTGGATTGGTTCAAGAATCAGGTGATCAGTGAAACCAAGGGCGTATTTAAAAATGTAACTGCCACGGTTGGTGATCTAGAATTTGTCTTTGGTACAGGGGGAATCCACGGATCAGTGAATAACCGGATCATTGAATCCGATGACGATCATATCATCATTGATCTGGATGTCAGCAGTTACTACCCGAATCTGGCTATCGTGAATAGGTTCTACCCTGAACATCTGACTGAGAAATTCTGTGACATTTATCAGAATCTCTATGAAACCCGTAAAAAATATCCCAAGGGGACTGCTGAAAACGCCATGTTGAAACTGGCGCTCAATGGAACCTATGGGGACAGTAATAATGTCTACAGTCCATTCTATGATCCATTATTCACCATGAAGATCACATTGAATGGTCAGCTGCAACTTTGTCTGTTAGCTGAGATGTTATTACACGGTGTGCCAGGTATCGAATTAATCCAGGTGAATACTGATGGCATCACTGTCCGTATCCCTCGAAATCAATCTCACGCATTGAAATATGTAAAAATGGGGTGGGAGAAAGAGACAGGTCTGGAACTCGAGGAATCTGAATATAATCAGATGTTCATTCGGGATGTGAATAATTATCTGGCTCAGTATTCCAACGGAAAAATCAAACGCAAAGGGGCTTATGAACACAGTGATCTGGATTGGAATCAGAACTTCTCAATGCTAGTGGCTCCCAAGGTCGCTGAGAAAGTGTTACTTGAGAATGTCAATATTCGTAGGACTGTTGAGAACTGGCCTGATAAATACGATTTCATGAAACGGGTGAGGCTACCCAGAAAATATTTTCTGACAATCGAACACCCTGAAGTCTGGGGGGATACGCAATTCCCGTTACAAAATACAACCCGGTATTATGTAGCTCAGAATGGCGGTCAATTGTATAAGTGGATGCCGCCCTTAAAGAACAAAACAAAATGGCGTAAAAATTCCATTGAATCAGGGTGGGGTGTTCAGGTATGTAATGGCATCAATGAACCTGATCAGCTCCCCATAGACTATGATTATTACATTCAAGAAGTTGAGAAACTTGTATTGAGGTTATCATGAGCGAAAAAAAGATTGAATCTGATGATCGGAAATATGCCAAGGAAAACGGCGTCGAGTTTTATAAATTCACCAGTCCTGGTCGGCGCAGTGTTCCTGATCGTCTATTACTCAGCCCGATATCCGAGAAACACCAGGCTATCGTAGCCAAATATATTCGATTCATTGAATACAAGGCCCCGGGTAAAGATGCAACTGAGGCTCAGAAACGTGAACATGAGCGACTAAGGAATCTGGGGTTTGCTGTGAATGTCGTGGATAATCCTGTATCCGGTAAAATGATAATCAATAGTATGGTTCATGAATAAAATGCTCACACCTGATCTTCTTCATGATTATCAGAAAAAAGCAATCCACTGGCAATGCACCCGACCAAATTCTATGTTATGGATGGATGTCGGTTTAGGGAAGTCAATCGTCACACTCACCACCGTCGATCATCTGATTAAGCAACAATTCCTCACCGCTGTTCTCATCGCCGCCCCTATTCGGGTGTGTCGTCTGGTATGGCGCCAGGAGGCCAAGAAGTGGGAACACACCAAGCATCTGACATTCTCGATGATCACCGGTACTAAGCAGCAACGTACCATGAATCTGCTGAAGAAAGCTGACGTCTACCTGATCAATTATGAGAATTTACGCTGGCTCGGTGAAACCCTGAAAACCTATTTCATCAACAAAAACAGACCCCTCCCGTTCAATGGGATCGTCTGGGATGAAATCACGAAGATGAAAAACAGCACGACTCACCGGGTCAGATCGATTGTCAGAACCAGAGTCAATGAGAACGCCGGTAACAAGATGCTGGATCACATGGCATGGACCACTGGCCTCACCGGGTCACCGGCTTCAAACGGCTACAAAGACCTCCACGGGCAATATCTGGTGCTGGACAAAGGCCGGCGATTGGGTACCCAGAAAACCGCATTCAAACACCGGTTTTATCGCAAGACCGGGGATTACAAAGAAGAGCCCTACATGGATACTGAGACCACTATCCGTCAATTAATTGGTGATATCACCCTGGAGATGTCAGCCGAGGATTACAATCCGCTACCTGATCTGATAGTCAATGACCTCATGATCGAGTTGCCTGACCAGCTCCGCAAGCAATATGATGATATGGAGCGTCAGATGTTCATCGAGCTGGATAGCGGCAACACCAAGGAAATGTTCAATAAGGCATCCTTGATGAATAGCTGTTTCCAATTCAGCAATGGTGCTATTTACCCGATTCCCGGCATTTCTGCCTGGGAACCCATTCATGACCTGAAGCTGGAAGCCCTGGAGGATATTCTCGAGGAATCCAATGGTCAGCCGGTGCTTTGCTCCTATGCCTTCAGATCGGACGCTGAACGCATCATGAAGCGATTTCAGAAGGACTATGACCCGATCAACCTCACAGCCTGCAAAAGCGATGGGGCACTCACACGCGCTCTCAGGCGCTGGAGGGAGGGGAACTGTCCCCTGATGATCGGTCACGCTGCCAGCATGGCTCATGGCATCGATGGACTCCAGGATGCCGGCTCTCATCTGATCTGGTATGGCCTCACATGGTCCCTTGACTTATACGATCAATTCAACGGACGATTGAGGCGCCAGGGTCAGGGAAAACCCGTAGTATGTTCAAGGATAATGACCCAGAACACACTGGACCAAGCTCAGGCAGAGGCCCTGGCCCAGAAGGCCACGACTGAGGAATCACTGAGAAAGGCTGTACACGACTATCGAATAATGAAGGGAGTATGAAGCTATGGGTGATGAGAAATGGCGTGAGCTAGAACTAGGAGACGGCACAGGACTATCCCAAGAGGAAATAGAAGAAGGGTGGCATTTCTGCCCGGAATGGGACTATATGCTGATCGGTCCAGGGATGACTCTAGAGATGAGCTGTTGCAATTGCAAATTCCTGGAGCCAATCAACGGAACCAGCCATGCCCCGGAATCAGAATAATCGGACAGAACCGGGCATTCTCGGTATTGCCTTTGTAATACCAGCCGATTCTCAGATAGATCCATGAACTGTGATAAAAAAATTGCAGATAATACCCATTCGTGACGCCATAGTGCCACCCGCCTGAATGACTCACGGCTGACCAGGGATCACCTATCCACTTATATCGTCCGCCACGGGGGACCCCGATAATATATTTGACAAAGTTGTGTGATGGATTCCTGATCGCCAGGCAGTAATACCGTTGCAACCAAAGTGGTAATCGATTCAGGAATTCCGAGTGTCGTTATCTGCCGGCCAGGTCAATCCCATCCTCATGATTATCCCAGGGGTAGAAGAATCGATGTAGATGTTTCGCTCCGGGTTCCAGATTCAGGATGCCGATGGCAACCATGACTAAACCCAGGGCATCCATAACAACAGTTGCTGTAAAAGCAATCAAGTAAATGAAAATTCTGATTATTGGCATTCTTCTCTCCCTGCTTTGAAACCATCGACGAATGCCTCAGCGTAAGCATTATTAGTCTGTGTCTCAGCCTGAACCTTGAATTTTGATAAATCTACACCGGTGAGCAGTTTAAACGCCTGGGCACCATTACCTGTGAGAGCTAGAACTGTGATGACTATCATGGCTTCATAACTGAGGCGCCGACCATACAGGATGCGCCAGCGTTGAAGCGGTGGACGCTTATCGGCAGAGGGTTTCGTAGGTAACATTATTCGTTGTAACCTGTTCTATGGTTTCAGATGTGTCATTCCTTGATGTATAAACAGGTTTATAATGCACACAAAAATCCTTAGTCACGGGTGTATTTGTCGCGCACCCTGTCACGAATATCAGGGTCAGCATTAGCCACATTAGCCTGATGAATATCATCGATGACCTCCTGGTTCTGATCAGCACGGTCTTTCTCATGCTGAGCATGAGCCTTATATTTATCACCACGGGCTTTCAGTCCAAAAGCAGCAGCTATGATACCGAGAAACGCGATAATTGCTGCACCCCATGATTGCAGTTTCGACAGGATCATTTTCGTTGAGCCTGGCGGACTTTCTCATGCACAGAAGCAGTTGTAACCATCCGCAGCCATGCAGATATGATTCCAACTCCGATGAATACATACGGGTAATATTCCTGCAAGGAATCCTGCAACATTGCAATATTGGCCTGAAGAATACCGAATGTTGACAACAGTAATGAGAAAATCAGCGTCTTACTGGATTTCAGATATTGCAATACTTTCATTATATAACCTCCACAAAGTCAGCTGGATCAAAATATTCCGTCCGGCCCATGTCCATAATTTCAAGGTGAACATGATCTGTTATACCTGGATATACTTTCGTCAATCCCTGAGCAATCCCGATGGGTTGATCAATTCCAACAGTCTGGTGCATCTCAACTATCGGGTGGATATAGAAATACCTGAAACGGTATTCACCAGACAAGATTTCCACATATCGATAATGACCTTTTTCCGGGTTAGATGGTGGATACGGATACCCTATTTTCGACACCCGACCAGCACGAGTGGCACAAACAACAGAACCTTTTTTGACATCGAAGTCAACACCATGATGAGTATGACCGCCACGGGGCGCACCATAAGCACCTGATCCCCACCGATCCGTTTTCCTGGTCTGAGGGAATATTATTGGTTCATGAATACCGAATCGTTTCTTCATACCATCACCTATTTACCACGTGATAAATTTTTCCGTAGAGCGACCATTTCAGCTTTTATATCATACAAGTACTGGTTTGTGAACTTCAGTTGTTCTTCAACCCTGGCGACCCGCTCAGACATGTTGGCGTTTGCCCGAATCGCCCGCTCACTGGATTTGATCGCACTTTCATTATGAGTCACACGGCCATCAAGCTTAGATGCGTACCATGTAAACGTAATAATATTCGCCAAAAGAACGATAATGAGAGCAACAGGAACGCTCTTATTCAAATGCCAATGCCGCTCATAATTCCTGTACTCCCCAAGAGTCATTTCATTTTCACCATTATTCTCGGTCATAACTACCTCTTATTTGCCGAATAGTGAAGTCAATATAATTCCACCAGTTCCAGCATCTTGACCAACAATTACAAAATTCCTCAAGGTGTCTGAATAAGCAATATCATATAAATAATCATTCACTGGTGTTCTTCTTTCATCCCATATCGAGCCATCTGTTGATGTATATAAAATTGAATCTGTTGAAGTCCAGCCACCTATAACTATGAATAATCCATCGGCATAAATGATGTTTAGTAAAAAACTCCCTGTGACCGGATTACTGATCTCTGTCCATGTGATTCCATCATCGGAATACACCATGTACAATACATCAGGAACACTAGACGCACCAACAGCTATGAATTGACCGTGCCCATAAGTTATACCATATAAATCAGCATTGCCCGGGTTTGATCTTTCGGTCCACGTGATGCCATCAGATGACGTAACAATATAAGCGTCAGTAAGATCTGTACCGCCAACTGCAACAAATATACCATTACCGAATGTAACTCCAGACAATGTAAGATTTTTAGGATTTGCCCTCTCTGTCCATGTAATGCCATCAGATGACGTGATAATGTAAGTGTCAGTACCATCTGCCTGGCCAACTGCAACAAATTGACCACCCGCGTATGTTATGTCATAAAGATCAAAATTTTTAGGATTTGCCCTCTCTGTCCATGTAATGCCATCAGATGACGTGATAATGTAAGCGTCAGTACCATCTGCCTGACCAACTGCAACAAATTGACCACCTGCATATATTATGCCATAAAGATTAAAATTCTTTGGGTTAGATTGCTCCACCCATTTAATTCCATCAGATGACGTGATAATGTAAGCGTCAGTACCATCTGCATCGCCAACTGCAACAAATTGACCATTACCGAATGTAACTCCAGCCAATGCAATATTTTTAGGATTTGTCCTCTCCAACCAGTTACTCGCGACCAACTCGATATCTGATCGACCTATATTCGTATCGAATTTAACAGGTATATTTGTATCAGGTTCAGTCGGTGTTCCGGCTGGTATCGTCCTATCATAAGCTGATGATGAATACTCCTGAAATTCACAGCTAATTAATCCTGTAACCCCAATGGTTAAAGCCATTACGCGAAAAGATTGTGATACCCACCCCGCAGTGTCATATGTAATATTCACGATTTCTCCTATCCTGAGTTGCAATAACTCTAACGGGCCCGTCATCTGAAATGAAATATCATCACGCGACTCTTTAAGAATCGTCTCTGCACGATAGAGCGCGCGAAACGGATCATTTTCAAGCTGAAAATCTACTGTATCCTCAAGCAAAAGCCCATTGTCTTCAGACAAATAAGTTGCTGATTCCTGAATAACAACATCAATATTCCAGCGTTTCGATGGGTTTCCGAACTTCGCCGTGATCTTATTTCTCTTAAATTCTTTCCCACCTTTGTTGAAAGACACAGCCCCGATCATTACATCGTCTGTGATCGTATAGGTTGCCGTATCATCAAATCCACGCAGGTACAGGTTATAAACGCCGTCGTAATAGGGCATATATGCGCGGAATGAATTACATATTGTTTTCACATTATTGAAAACGCTGCGTTCAGCATCCACCACACCACCAACAGAAAAATATGGGATCTGGAAGTCAAGCGACGTGTTATCTGCAAATGTCGTCCTCGCAGCAGGCGTATAGGTAATCGTGTAATCAGGGTTTGTTCCAGCTACGTTAATAACTAAATAGCGCGTCGTATCAGATGACCCAACGGTAAAAGAGTCGCCTGGATAAATGGCATTGCCGGCAACAGAACCACCGCGATCAAGCGTAACTGTATAATCACCGTTTATATGATCAGTTTGATTGACTTGATAGCCAGCCGGATTATTCGTGCGGGCATCCATCATGGTATCGCAATTATCGGCGGCATTACCAACAAGCGTATCGTTGATGTCGGATGACGAAAGGCCGCGACCATAAACTGTGTTTGTCATGTAGTCGCGCCATACAAGCGCATTATTTCCGGTATAGTAAGTTGTCGACGATCGAGGATCGTAAATACGGAGGCCTCTGACATCAACAAGCACTTCCGGTCGATTACCACCGAATATCTCATCATCAGTGAAGCGCAAATATATATAAGCCAGGCCGCGTCCCTGATCAGTTGATGACCAGTCTGATAGATCGGCAACCAAGTCAGCCGGTGCCGCCTGGGTTGACGTACCAACCCATCCATACCGTGTACGTGAAATCGATGGATCTTTCGCTATGTAAACTTTCCCGCCGTATCGTGGATCGCTTGCCTTTATGTCATCAAGCCATACTTCATCAATGGATTCAATCTCACCATGACCGATAACGCCAACATAATGAAGGAATTTATTTTTGTCGCCAGATGAGCCTAGAAATATAAGGTCAAGACCGACGCGCTGCTGGCCATATATGATACGCGCTTTATTGTTTGACCCGCGACGCTCCAATAACGGGTTAGGAGTTTCCGGTACGTCCGGTTTGCGCAGCCAATAGAAAAGCTCACGATCCACTTTCCTGAAAAAGTGCCTGGCGTTTCTATCAATACTGCGTCCAGTTTCAGCAACAGACCCATCACCAGTAATGGCTTTCCAAGGATTAACACCGGGGATCAGTCCACCCATTACCCTTTACGCCCCCACGGGATATTGCGTTGCGTTTGGTCTGCCAGCTTCAGGAATGTATCACCAGAATAAAAACGCTGATGATCATTTTCGTTAAGGAACATGCCGCGTTTCTGCTCGAATGATGCAAAATGATTAGCAAGATGCCATGTCAATATTGCTGATCCACTTTGCACATCTTCAGAAAATGATGGCTTCTGTATGTACCATAATGTATCGCGTGAAAATTCGATCTCATTGCGCTCATTTAGTGTAATGATCGTAATAATGACAGGTGCGTCAACATAATCCTCCGACAACATAACCGCAATATTAACACTAGGTACGCCTGACATGACAACATTAGTTGACTGAATAGTAGGTACAATATTTTCCTTAATGTCCCCAACATTCAAAAGCTCGCCGGCGCTCTGATATACATTAGCACCATAGATCAAATTAATCGGGGCAGTTGTAAAATATAGCGTGGACGAAAATACCATCTCCACTAGATGAAAAAGACGAATCGAATCTTTCGAAATATAACTAACTTCGGTTGACGTTAAACCCCTGCCGCTCATGACAGGGCCTCAACGACATCAACAGTATATGTATAACGTAGCGGCGGAGAGACATCATATTTTTGTTCTTTGTTAGCAAATACCGCCGTCATTGGTACCTTGTAATATGAAACAGACGAATTATTTTTCGGTGTGTAGAATAAATTTGGTTTTATGCGGACTTCGGCATTACCAGATGAGTCACTGTAAATATCATCTGTAACCATGTATAACTTTTCATCCAGACCAAATGAAATAAAATCACCGGCTGCATGTACAAGCTCACTTGCGGGGTACCCATCGCACAACACAATATCTCCTGTCTGTGATGCTCCATTCACTTTCGGAAAGCAATTTGAATATGATTCATTCTCATTAAATGCAGCAGCTTGAATAGCAAACATCCGATTGACCTCGGCGTCGGTCGGCTCGAATAATCCAACTTGGATTAAGGCAAGGCTGCCTGCGTTTACTTCAGTCAGATCATAGTTGATGCCTATGGTTATAGGCTGACTATTTGCCGTGATGTTTCGCGCCGTCAATGCCCCGGAGGTCTCTGACTTATCATCGAGCCATATTTTCATCGTCCCGTCGGCTTTGCGGATAAAGCAGGCAAAATGCCAACGGCTCAACAGAGTGACATCCCCAAGCGTTGATGCGACGTGTGTTGATGACGCGCCATCGTTTGTGAATAATTGTAGATATCCGCTAGCATTAACACCAATGCCATATCTATCTGTC